CATCATGAAGGTCATGCCAGTTGAGTACGGCGTGCCGTTTGAATGTGGCCCACCAGAAACTTCGGAGAGTTGAAGCGGATGGCCGTCGTTTGATGCCGCAAGCTGGTGCAAGCGATACGTACGACCACGTACGAAAGTAAGCTCAGTTACGTTGGTGGAAAGGTCGTCGTTTACAAACTTGTTCTGGCTGTCGATGCTGGCGACCGAGATGCCGATTGGCTGGGCCGCGTAGCTCTTAGCTACAGTCCAAGTCACGCCAAGATCAGAGGAGCTTTGCTTCTCGCCTGTCGATGTGACAATAACCAAGCTCGAACCTTCTGCGCGGATATCAACTACGTTGTCGTATGTGACGCCCGCTGGGAAGTCGAACACGCTATAGCCAGTGACAGGGAATGGAGCCGCTGCCGTGTACGCAGCGTACGCAACTTTGTTTCCTGAGTAAGCAATGTAAAGGTTGCCCTCGCCTGCGGTGGAACCTTCAATCGCAGCCGCACCAATCATGTATCCTGAGATACCTGTTGGCGGTGACATGGTGTTGGACTGGAACTCGGCCTGCGTTTCTGGCGTATCGTCGTTAGACATGTAGTTGAAGCCAGTGGTCGTGCCGATAATGAAACGCTCTTCTGCTGTCTTTACGCCAGCAATCTTACTGATCGCGCCCAAGCCCCAAGTGAAGGAGGTGTTGTACGTGGCAGTCGTAGCACGATAGTCGTCGATAGAGTTCACAACTGAGCCTGCGCCGCCTGGAACACCCTGTACGTAAGTAAGGGCGAAGGCCGCATCTTGGTTTGTAGCCCAGAGAATGTTGTCCGTAGCTGTTTGGCCGTAGCCAGACGCCGCTGTAGTAGCAGACCCGCCTGAGAAGTAGTTGTCGAATGTATATACGCCACCGTTAGGAGCGGAACGTACGTAAAGCTCGCCGCCATTGTAGAACGGTAATGGATTGCCCACCGCAGATGGATCACTCACAAGAAAGAAATTCCCGTCAGCATTTGCTGTTTGCAGAGTTTCAATCTTTTTAGAGGCGATTGGGTTCGATGCTGTGTTAGCGGCAAGTGGCTCAACAGGAGTGGTCTTGAGAGCAGTCATCATCTTGGATGTGCTCTTACCAATCAAGTCCAGAGTGTTCGCCGTGTCAGCAGCAACCCATGCCTTGTTGTAGTTTAGAGGCGCGAGGTAGTCCTCGAAGTCCCGCGTCTGGTATGTTTTGTCCGATACGAACACGTTTACAGTCGCGGCGTTGCTACCGTTGTTCAGTACGTTTATGTTAAAGGTCGAAGTTCGTGAAGCGGGTACAGTGTAAACTACTTCCGTATCGCGAGCATTTACGACCTTTTTTCCTAATAGTCCGTTTGCCATGGTTGTCCTCGTTTACGATTGTGACAGGAAAAAGACCTTAGACGGTGACATCGCGTAAGCGTTTAACGCTGACTGGATGCTTGTCTGTAGGCCGTTAAGAGCGTTTTGCTCGGTTGCCGATGCTGCCTGCACGGCGCTTACTTGCGTGGAGCCTTCAGATTGTACGTCAACAATCTCCTGATCACCCGCTGTTTGGACGCGCGATAGTTGCGTATCCCCTTCTGACGACACTGCCGAAAGGTTGGCGTTGCCGTTAAAGATCTCGATCATACGCGCCAAGTACACCAAGTCGGCGTTGGGCGTTGATGCTGTTAGTGTGGTCAAGCGCTGGGCAAGTTCATCTGCGAGAGCCTGCTGGTTTGATACCGAAATGTTTGGCATTAGAGAGAACTCCCGTTGAATAGCTCACCGTGCAGTTGGGCCAGTAAGATGCCCTGCTGGATCACTGTTGGTGTGGTTTGGTACGCTTGGTTCGCATAAGTTTGAGAGAGATCTCGCGCACTCTGCGCGTCGTCTCTAGCTGCCTCAGATGCTGCCTGAGCAAGAGCCGTAGCGGTTTCAGAAGCAAGGGCTTCCTCCGCACTCTGCTCCGCATCAGCCCGCTTCGCTTCCATGTCGGAAAGGGCAGTGGCTTTGAAGTTAGCTAAGTCAGTGAATAGCTGCGTAAAAGATGCAACCTCTTGGAATGCGCCGTCCGTACCAATACGAAGCTCCAAGGTCTGTACGTCGTTTTCGTTTGTGTAACGAAACTCAAAGGCGTCAATGTCACCAGTCGCATCATTGAACAACTTACCCATCAGGGTCGCAAGCGATAGCCCGCCCTTCTCTGCGTCCTCGAGATACGTATCAAGAAGCGTGACGCCCGTGTTCTGCGAGCGGAAGTTTAGCTGTTCTGAAGGGACGCGCGTGCGTGCCATTAGCTTTCCTCGTCCATCTGTTTCGCGATACTGGCCAATTTCGCTGCGCGGCTTGATGACATTTCAAGCAGTTCTTCAGTGTTCGACATCCGACCCGCTACATTGCCCATATCGCGCTGTAGGCTTTCTCTAGTTGCCAATATTGCAACACGAAGGGCCGCTATGTCGTCCTTCATAGGTTTTAATTCTTCGTGGATACGGGCGTCTATGTACTCGCGAGTTACCGCGTCCACCTGTGATGCCCAGTGCTTACTGTTTACAGGGTTCGTCATTTCTTCGGAGCCTCTTTCATTGGTACTAGGTTGCCCTTCTCAACTTGACGCTCGATGTCTTCTTGGGACTGTACGTTCGCGCCGCGAGCTTTCTCCATCATCATCATCTGCTGTGACGGGGTTGGGCCTTGAGCCTGCTGCTCTTTGTTGATCTTGAACTGGTCAAGGTCAGAGACGCCCATGGAGCGAATGGCTTCCTCGACGATCTTGCCCGAGTTGTATTCCATCGCCATGCCAGTCTCGTTTAGAGTACGAAGCATCGTGATCCATGTCTCAGCGTTGCGAGTTGGCTCAAGTGGCAGCGTACCGTCTACGACGAGGTACTCAATGTCGCCCTGAATGTCCTGAAGTTTGAAGTCGAGGTAGCCGTCCTTCACCATGTCAGCCACATTACCCGCAGTGTCACTGTCAGATATGCGGATGGAGCTTTCGGGAGCGAAGAAGTCCTGTACGTTGGCAACCATCATACGAACCATAGGGCGCACGGAGGTGGCCGAGATAGTACGAGCGAGTACGCCGAGACGTTGTGAGCCTAATTGCGTAAGACGCTGGATCTCTGTGGCTGTACGAATGCCGTCTGCCGTAGGCATACCCTGCTGCGCATCAGATGCAGCGGATACACGCTGCTTCAGACCCGACATCGCCTCAATATCGTTCCAATGACCCCTAGTTACGTCAGGGATCTGGCTGATAAAGACGCCCTCACCTGGCTTCACACCAGGTAATGTACGTACAATGCCGTGTGGATTGCGGTCTATTAGGTCTCCAATCGCAATTTGCGTAGGATCTACGAACATTAAGTTGGTCAAAGCGGCCTGTACGTTGTCGATACGTGACCTAAGAAGCCATGTCGCTACGTCGTGCAGAGGAAGAAGTAGATCATACAACGACTGCGAGTACGTTTTGTGTGCGTCGTGGTACAGACCGCCTATCACGACAGGGAACTGCCTGCCGTATGGGTTGAGTTGGCAACGGATAACCACGTTCTCGTCGAGAATTGTGATGCACATCCATAACTGTTCTATCTGAGGCACGCCGATTTCGTAGCCAGCAAGACGAACCCACATCTCATCAACTACGCGACTGTCTCCGAGGGCAAAGAATGTACCGCCACTCTCACGACGGTTGCGCTCGGCAGGGTCAATGCTTAGTCCTCGTCCCGCTTCTTTGTGCCATCTATGTCCGTCCCACCCACCACTCGGAGGTGTGAGGCGGTTTCTGAGGGATGGGTACTTCTTGAGCTTGGGGTACATGCCTGTCTGCATGAGTGCGTCATAAGAAGAGAAGTCAGAAAAGATGATGTACTGCATCCGCTCCCAATCTCCCCACTGGACACGGGGGTCGTGGAAAACGCGGCGCGGGTCGAAGTTGGTGATTTGGTTTGTTCGTGAGGAAGCATCCCACGTAACTTTCGTGGGTGCGTATCCGTACCGAATGCTGTCAAGAAGATGTTGGGCAAGGCGAGCCTCTCCTGCTGTGCGGCGCATCTGCTGGTGAAGTAGGCGCTCAACAATCTGAGACCCCTTCCGAGACTTACGGTTCAAGCCCTCCAACTGGAACATAGGATTTCGGCCCGTAAGAGCCGACATCAAGTACGTAAGCACAGTATCTGCAATAGCGCGTGTGTCTGCGATTACCGCCTTCTCACGAAACTGTGTCGCGTGAGGATCAACATACACATCATGTGCGCGATCCGCCTGCGTCCAGTGGTCGTACCGACGTGAAATGCGGTCGTATGACATCTGCATAGCAGAACGAGCATAATCAACTATGCGCTGTTCCTGTTCATCAGTAAGCATCGAGGAAATATCCTCGTATGCCATGAGAGCATTGGCGTGATCGGACAGGTCAACGATGATGCCATCGCTTTCAGGTACGAAGTCCGCACGGTAATTTGTGTTAGTCAGTGCCATAAGAAAACATTTACTCCTATAATTGTACCTCAGTCGTCCTTATTCACCCCAGCCACGCCACGCGGAGCTGAGATTATTTAGGTCGGACTTTTGGCTCCATAAACTGTCGCTCGACTTGGGAAGCGCGAACGATGGAGGTGCGTAATATTCACCCGTTGCAGGGGTGCGTGCGAGAACGTCTAGGCCGATGGTCATGGCGTCTACGATGTCGTCGTGAGTACCAGCGGGGAAGGTTTGCATCTCGTCGTGGAAGGCGTCTAACCACGGAGCGGCACTGGGGATAAACACACGGCCACCCTCAATGAGAGGCAGTACCGCCGACAGGCGGGAAACTTTGTCGCTGGATATTTTGTACGGGATCACGGACACGCCGCTTTCTCGCTTCAGCTCTTGAAGCAGGGACTGGCCGCTGGCCTTGTCCTCGATGTAAATGCCACGCAAGCCACGACCGCGCCACTGGTTGTTAAGCATGATCATGTTGCGCTTCAGATCAGGGAACTCGTACCGCTCTCGGTGAACGTCCACGATGTAGATGTCGCCGTTCGTATCGAGACCCATGGTCATCATGACAGAGTAATCGCTCGTCTGTTTGGCCTTGAACGCAGTGTCGGCTGCGATGATGAGAGAGTTAAACTTCTCTGGCTTCATGTCAGCAGGGTACGTACGCCACCAATGTGAGCGGATCATGTTGCCGCCCTGGATGTACGGAGTTTGTTGGTAGAGAGATGCGAACTCTCGTGGGTTTAATCTTTGACGACGTTCCAGATCTTCGAGGGAAAACCGTTCGGGCCACAAGGCTCTCTTCTCAGTCTTGCGTATGTATCTTTTTGCTTTACCGAGCTTGCTGGCTTCGCCTGGGGCGAGGTACTGAGGGTCGTCGCTTGGTAGATTGGAGCGGGAAATCTTACCAGCGTCTCCTTGAATTGGTCGTTCCTCGACGGCAGGGAAGTTGATGTGAAGCCAGCGGCCCTCATTCCAGTCATCAGTTTGCATAAGCCGCCCCGCAAGATCGTCAGGGTGCCATCGCGTAAGGATGATGATCTGGGCGGGGGGAACACCGTCAACATCTGGTTGGAGACGGGTGCTGAGAGCGGATATATAATAATTCCAGACCTTGTTTCGCTGCGTGGCACTCTCGGCTTCCTCTCTGGACTTTAGTGGATCATCGAAAAGGAGGAGGTTCGCTGCGCGACCAGACGTTGTACCGCCCACACCAATGAAGTACGCGGCTCCGCCGCCAGTTGTGCGCCACTGGTCTACGGCGCGGCTGTCCTGAGACATCTCGAAGTCGGGGAACGCTTGGGATGTAAGCGGCTCATTGACTAAATCACGCACTTGGCGACCGAAATCGGTTGCCAGTTGGCTGTTGTACGAGGTGGACATGAGGAAACGGTTGGGCTTCCGCGCCATAAAGTAGGCGGGGAAGATGACAGAGCCGTAGGTAGACTTGCCGTGGCGTGGTGGCATCGTGATCAGTAGGTTTCGTACGGGAACTTCTTCCGTATCCGCCCGCTCGGAGGCCGATTTGCCGTGGTGAGACGTAAGGGTGTTGCGCTCTAGCTTGTCGAGAGCCTCAATCATGTCGAGGTGGAACTGAGGTAGCGTCCAGTCAGGGAACTGTAGACGTACCCAGCCTAGAAAGCTGTCCTCTGCTGCCTTGAGCTTGAGAAGATGCTTGGCAGCGTCCTGCGCCGAGATACTCATTCCTCAGTCTCTACAGCTTCAGCGTCTATTATGTTGTTCATGCCCATGGCAATCGCCTCAAGCTGCTCACGAGACATCTTCTCAGGGGCTTCCTGTATGTTGTGCTCGTGCTGCACGAATTGGGCGGTAAGATCAGGGACAACCTTGTTCAACATGGCCGTGAATACCCGCGCTTGGGTGGGGTTCCACTCCTGTTTGCCCATCACTACGTCGTGGGCCTCGTCTATTTGCGCCTCTACTCGGCGGTACAGTCCTGCTCGCATGTTGGCGACTTGAAGTGGCGTTAGCTTATCGCCAGTTTGTATAGCTTTTTTACGTGACATTGATCATTTCCAGACGTTTTCAATTTTGCTCAGATTTCTCGGGGGTCTCGCAATGGCAATTCGCGGCGCGGCGACGGCGGGATGGGGGTGGCCCCCCCTTTCGTACGGTTTTTGGCTCACTATTGTCACATGCGATGCGCATTGCGTTGATTTTGCTGTGTTTTCGCTCCCCTCGTAGGGGATTTTGGGGTGTTTTTCGTAACGCGAAAGTTCCCAGTTTCGCTCCTTTCGCGGATGAAAATTAACCATACAGGCACGTTACGCATTTGCGTTACGCACGTCGTCCTGCGTGGGCGCGACCAAAGATAAATCTTTGAGGAACATCAAAGGGTGCCAGCTCAGATTGGAGGATGGCCTGTGCTCGGTCGGTACTGAGCGCAGTCACATGTGTAACGCAAAAGGAGAAATCACATGACAAAAACAGCAGCAAACACACCCGCGAAAGCCCCAGCATTTTCAGCCAAAACCGCCGCAGCCGCGTGGGTCGAGGCGCAAGGCGCACCCGCGAAGAAGAAAATCCGCGCAGCCGTAGCCGCCACTGCCAAGGTGTCCTCGCGCAAGCGTTGGGCAGCTCTGCTGAAGGACATCGACGCCAACGACAAGGTGCGCGTCAAGGCGCGTGCGACTGGCGACTGGTCAGCCGTCAACGCAGCGCGTCCCGTAACGCCTGCGAAGCCGAAGGCGAAAGCGAAAGCCAAAGCGCCCGTAGCCGCCGAAGCGGTCAGCGCAGTTGACGCAGCCATGGCGCTCGCGACCCTCGTGGGTGCAGGCAAAGGCGCTTCCGCCGAAGCTGGCCACCTGATCGCGTTCATCCGCAACGCATAAGCGAACCACCCAGAGCACATCAACTGAGCCGCCTCGCGCAAGCGTTGGCGGCTTTTTCGTGCGCTCTGCACGCTAACCCGCATGAGAGGAGAAACACCATGCTCAATATGTCTACACAACAACACCCGCTAACGTCCAAGCACGTTGACGATCCTTGCGATAACTGGTCGCCAATCGGTGCTTACGTACGCAGCATCCGCGAAGCCGTCGAGGCCCGCGAGCAGATGCTCGAAGAGTTCTGCGACGCCGACGCCGCGTACGCAGTCAGCTACGTGCGCTTTGGTACGTCGTCATGACCCGCGTGCAAGAAGCCGCGCTTGGGTTCGCGTACTCAATCATCTTCGCAATCGTGCTCATTGAGTGGTTCAGCGGTTGCGGCTCACCCGAAGGCGAATGTGTGGTTCTACACCACGCGTTCCCATTCATCATCTCAGCATTAGGAGTTTAACACATGACAAAAACTTTACTTCGCTGGTCGCCCGATATCGGAACCGAACGCACATTCTGGATCACCGATCAGAACCACCAACTCGAAATGGTCCGCTTCGCAGGAGTGAGGGACGCGTGGGAACGCGACGACCTCAACCCGCTGCAAGTCGAGCACCTCGCAGACGTGACCGACAGCAACAACTGCTGCTCACCCGACGAGCCGTACGCAAGCGTCGAGGAGATGCTCGCCACCATCGAGGCGGGCTGGCTCCGCAACGTAATCGACCTCAACGCATAACCCGCAAGGAGAGACCAAATGAAAGACCATATCGCAGAATACACCCGCATCATCGAGGCACGAGCACGCTTCTACATGCGGCGCATAAAGACAGACGAAGACCACGAGAAATACTACTGCGCAGCTCTCGCGCT